TTAAGTGAAATATTGATGTTACGTAATACTTCAGCTTGATAAGGAATTGCAGGCAATTTTTCAAGTTCTTCTGTGATTTCTGTATAAGCAGTGATTTTTACTTTTGAAATTGTCAAATAACCAAATGCTGGTTCTGTTTCACTGTAAGGTTGCCCTTCAAGCGTTGTTCCAGCAATGCCATTACTTTTAATAAATGATTTCTTGTAAGTCTCTCCACCATTAAGATTGATGACATTGACGCGATCCACAAGTGTTGAAACTTGAGCAAATGGTACTGGTGCTAATCCTGAAGCGGTATACTCTGGTAGTAAGATCTCTTCACTTGATACTTGGATCACACGATTTTCGCGTAAATTTGAAGCTCGTTTTTCAAGCTTTTCTTTATCGATTTGTGTGCGGTTATCAATGATGATAGGTTTGATTTCAGCTTTACTAGCAATTGCCATTTTCTTATCAATCACACTGCGTTCTTCTTGAAGTTCAGTCGTTTCAGTCTCGAATCCTTCAAGTTTTGTAATATCTGTTTCATTATCGACAAGACCTCTGATTTCAGTCAGTCTTGACTCGATTTCTTTTCGTCTAAGTTCTAAATTCATGTTTTCTTTCTCCTTTTAAATTTGGGTTTTAATTTTGATACGTTTTTTGATAATACTCGTTTTTTCTTCTTGCTCAGCTAACTCCATAGCCTTTAGTTCTAACTCCATAGATTCTAAAGAACGAGCGTATATACTAGTTGCATCATATGCTGGTGTATCCACAACAGACACATCATACAAGCGTTCTATCTTCGTAATGGTTCTTTTTGGAATTCTACCTTCACGATTCCATACTTGTTCATCTACAGTAAAAGCAAAACTCATCTTATCCAACAAGCCACTTCTAACCATTTTGTAAATGTCCTGGTTCGTATTGGTATCCAGTAATTCTGCATGAACTTTAAGCCCAACACTATCAACAGTAAGCGATAATGATTGGTTCTTGGTTCTTGCGATAATTAAAAAGGAGTCCATATGATTGTATTTCATTGGGACATCCTTCATTTTAGTTTGTGATAGTGCTCTTGAATCGATTTCTTCAATGAAACCATATTCTTCATCACCAATTAATGTTTCATTATTAAAGACTAGTGCATAGCCCTCTAATATCATTTTGTTTTCTTCTTCATGAAGCGTAACATCAGCGAGTCTAGTTTCCTTGATCATTGTTTCTTACCTCTACTTTCTTTGGTTTAGATGTTATTTGTTTTTGATATTCGTATTCAAGCTCAGAGTCTTTATAGTAAAGAGACTCGAGTTTTTCTTTTTTGCAATAATCATCAATGATAATCGTTTTTGCTTTTTGTGTTTCTAAGATGACTTTTAATGCATCTTCTGATATCTTTCCATTAACTGTTATTTTCATCTATTGGTTCCTCCGTTCCAACTTGATATTGGTTTGCTTTATCTGCATCGACAAAGTTTAATGATTGTAGTCGTTTGTTTCCACCTTCAATAGGTTCTAATCCTAGAAGAGCTCTCGATTCATTAAGTGACATAATACCAAGACTCATGAGTTTCTCAATAGCATTAACTTTTGTATTCCATGATGCGTATTGCAATCTTTCACTATAAAAGATAATCTGTTCTCCACGTTCTAGTTGATTATCTGTTAATAGACCTAAAGAAAAAGCCTCGCTAAGTTGAATAGCTAAAGGCTCAATCGTTGACTCATAGAATGAGTTATATTCATCTTCAGTGTATTTGTTCGTGAAAATTGGAACTGATACTCCAAAATAATCTAGGATTTTTGCTTGTAAGAATTCAAGTGTATCCTTATCAATCAGTTTCGGATCAACATCTAAGGGTATATATTCTGATTTCAAATCAATCGGAATAATCGAACTTCCCTTTAAACTTACCGATTCTGATAGTGCAGCATCGAATAGTTCTCTTTGTTTCTTCTTGTCGGTTTCTGATAACATCCCATTCATCTTCAATATACCTTTTATTTGCATGGAAGATTTGATTGCATTATCGATTCCCTGAAGTAAGCTATCATTGATGGATATTGTTTTAAGGATTGCTTCATGGTCTCCAGTTGATCCAGTTCCACCAAAGATATCGTTTTGTCCAAAATGTCGCCTTAAATGAATCACGTTATCATAAGGAAGAATATACGATTCACCATTATCAAATAAAAACTTAATGAAGTAAGCATCAGAATTATCCACGATGATTTCAACTGTGATAGGTCGTAATGGATAGATACCTTTCAGTTCACCTGTATCTTTATCAAACTTTGGATAGACAAATGCATTATCGTTAAGCAATAACAAGGTTATCGTTTTGTAGATGAAGTCATATGGTGTCATGATTTCATTTGGTTTATACTTCAAAAGATAAGAAAGCCTACCTTTTTTCTCGGTTACTGTCTTGTCGTTTTCGGTTTTTATAAATCTTGGTTTGAGTTTCGCACATTGGCTGGCGACTCGATCAATACATATCTTAACGACATCACTATTTGAAATGTTAGATCCAAATGGTGTATAAAATGTATTAAAATTGCTAATTAACTGGAGTGCATCAAATGATCCAGTTTTACTTTTTCTTTTAATTAAGCCCATTTGAACCTCCTATAGCATATTCTCATAATCTGTTTTATATCTATTTAAAATAACATAAGCAATGATTAAGGCTACTGTACCATCAATACGCTTGTATTTTGAGTTCAGCTTTGACGGTTGGATATTTCCATTTAAGTCTACCTTCGCTTGTGTATTAGAAAGACACCATTTTAAGATTGGGTTGTTATTATAGTTTACTAAGTTATTCTTTAAGTCCGCTTCTAGGATTTTCATGGGTTCAGATAAAGAGTAAATTCCCTGTCTAACTTTATCCATATTGAATCCTAAGTCTTCCATTTCTTTAATCCAATACTGAGAGTTCCAAGGGTCGAACCCAACCCACAAAGGTCTAATACCATATGTTTGAATCATCTTCATAAACCACTGAGTGACTAAACTAAAATCGTTTTGATTGCCTTCAGTTAAAGTCACAAAGCCTTTCTTTATCCAAATATCATATGGAACATTATCTTCTTTAATTCTTTTTTCTACGACTTCACTCGGCATAAAGAAATGTGGAATGACATACTTCTTGTTGCTATCTCTTTTTTGGATAACTAGAACTGCTGAAGTTAAATCAGTTGTTGATGACAAGTCCACACCACCAACTGCATAAGAATCACGCAATTCATCAATTGAGTAAGTGTCTTCATTGTTTAGATCATCAAACGACAGCCATGATCCACTATCTGCTTGCTTGATATTAAAATCTTTACAAAGCATGGTAACTCTTGTGGATAGGTCATGTTTTGATTTATTCATGACATCTTCTAAATAATGGCTTAGTTTTACTACACCAAGACTCGGATTTGACTTTTGCCATGTTGACTGATCTTCATATATTTCTTTGGTTGAGTCTTGTGTGTATAACCAGGGCAGGACTCTTTCGTCTTGTATTTCACCTTTTAGCATCTTACGTGCATAGTCTAGTTTATTATCTAAAAAACCACCGATGGTTGTCCCTTCAGTGGTTATGATAAATATAAGTGGTTCTTTCTTTGTTGACTGCGATTGTTTGATTGCATCATAAACCTTTGAATCGGTCATTTCATGGACTTCATCAATACAACCAACTTCGATGTTATATCCATCTTTGTTTCTGGATTGTGCTGATAATTTCTTAATCTTGTTCTTTGTCTTTGGAGAGTAGATATGGAAAATGTTCTTTTTACTTCTTGTATCTTTTGAGAGTGCAGGAGACTGTTCTCTCATGTTATTAATCTCTTCAAATAAGATGTTTGCTTGTTCTGTCGTATTCGAAGCACAGACAATATCAACGCCACCACTTGAAAGAAAGAATTCAGCTAAATCTATACCAGCAACAAATGTTGTCTTTCCATTCTTACGTGCAATCAGTAAGATAACCTCATTGAATCTACGCAATCCTGAATCAGCCATCTTAAAACCATAAGCTGTTTGAATGAGTGCTTTTTCCCATAACTCTAATATGAACGGCATTCCATTGAATGGTGATTTCGTATGTTTACAAAACGTTTCAATGAAATCAATTCTCAAATTACCTGGTTTCTCATCAAAGATGTATGCTGGGTTATCGAGATCTACAATTAATTGATCTAACTCTGCCTTGAGTTCTTGTCCTACGATTATGTTGCCATTTTCAATTTCATTGTAATACTCGACTAAATAGTTCATTCATTTGCTCGCTTAAGAAATTCATCAAATGCATCATCTCCATCATCTACTTGTGTTCCAAGTATGGTATTTAGCGTTTTGATCACTGTCCCATATGAGTTCACAAGCTTCGTGTAGTACTTCGCTGCTTCGGTTTGACGTTGTGTGCCTTTTGATGAGACTTGGACTGCACCGTGCTTTTTAATCTGTTCTTGTAACTTATCAAGTTCCACTTTCATAAATGCAGCTTGATAAATTAAATTATCTACTAATTCTGTCTTTGATTCATCAACCAAAGAAAAAAGCGACTTTAATCGCTTGTATTCTATATTTATCATATATATTGAAAACCTCTTTGCTGATTTTCAAAAGATCTGCCTTGTGTTTTTTAATTGTCCCCTTGTGCGGTACCCCCCTCAAAAATTAATTATTTTAAAGGGGGGGCAT